TAAATCAGTATCAATACCACTATTTGGCAAAATAAATTTTTGATTTAAATTTCGAGTACTAATAGTAAATCTGCTTGTTAGAAGAGTTCCTTGATATACCTTAAGATCATCAAACGTTGCTACGCCATTAAACACAGGAACCGTTATATCTTCTAAAATACAGAACACGTATGACTGATTACCAAAACTACCTGAGGTGCTTGCTACAGGTCCTTTATGGAGGGTTAGAGAGGATGGTGTGGGAGTTATGCTAGATGTGTCAATGAAAAAACTTACTGTAGCCGCGGCAGCTTTTCTTGAACGTGGAATATATCCAATATTTCTTGCAAGTGATACTACATTTTCTCTAAGAGTAGCACTATCAATAAAAACTTCATTTGCCACCATATTTGCATTATATGATGTGATGTAAGTATTGTATGCCAATACATCAATAATAGACGATAAATTTGATCCTTCAAAATCATAATCCGTGAAATTCGAATTAGATTTTAGATACTCTGTAAGAGTAGTTTTAATTTGATTGAAATCTAGGTTTGAAAAATTTACTAATGACATCTATCTGGTTGGCTGCAAAACGAACTCTAATTGCTGCGCTGGAACGTCAGCACCAACTACTCTATAAACAATAATTACATTAAAACCACCATTATCATAATCAGGAATGGTCTGAACATCGATTAAACTTACTCTTGGTTCAAAGTTGATAATTGAATTTTGAATTTCATCATTGATAATTGATGCAGAAATTTCATCAACGTTTTCAAATAATGATCTACTTACTCTAGAACCAAAATTTTCATTAAAAAATTTTTCACCAGGAAGGGTAAATACAATATTTCGTATTGAACGAGCAATTGCAGACTCATTTTTAAGGGCGATCAAATCATTAGTCAGAGGATTGTTCTGAAATGTCATACTAATGTCCTTAAAACCTTGACTTACCCTTTCTAAAGGCATTGATTATTACAATTCTATCTTATTTATAAAGGATTTTTGACTCATAAATTGGTTCAGTTCCATACTCCCAATCATCATAGTCATCATCGTTACGAATTTTTTCATGAATTTCATTTTGTATAACAAAATCGGATTTTTTGGGGGTTAAAAGGTCATTTGTAATCTCACGAAGCATCTTTTGAGGTTCAATTTTGTCCTCCCAACCATATTCACTTGCCAAATATTCAGTTTCCCACTGATTTTTTATAAAATTTTGATCTTTATCGACTTGTTTAGTCATTTTAGCTCCTGATTTGTTAAATCAGAACTTTTTTCGGGGTTGCTATCCCGTTCTTGTGATGTTTTCCAGAAATATTCGTCCTCATTACCCATTGCAAGACGTTCATAACTGTTTTCAACTTGATAGTATCTTGTGGATACTTTAAAATCGGGTGTTTTGGGGTTTTCTGGCGTCAAACTGTTGTCATATATGCGAATTCTATTGTTTGGATAGAGTGCATACTGCCCATTATATAGTTGAATAAGATTAAATGACTTGTGCTCTGCAGGATTCTCTGAAGTTGCATAGTCAATTACATCTGGATCTTGATGATAGTTATCTAAAGTGCAAATGTAAGAACCTTTCTGAGGTCCATGGTCTCTTGTATAGCATTCATAGTCCATAGAACCAATAAATTGCTTACAAATGGATACTACACCATAATCCATGCAGTTCCAGAATTGTAAGTTAGGTAAATCCATATCAGGATTCGGAGTTTCTGGACGAGACAAAAACGCACTAATTGGTAGTTTGTCATACATTGCAGCATACTCTGGTAAGTAAGTCTCAAAATAAAAAGTGCGCCCAGGTATCGACTTTGCCGATACCCAAACGCCTTTTACAAACTCTCCAAACCCACTTTGATGATCAGTTAAGTATTCTTTACGAACCCAAACCTCCTCAGAAGGTAGGTTGGTGATTAAACATGACATAATATTAAGTTATGCATCTTTGATACTATTTAACCTTTTCCTTGTCCTCGATATTTCTTTTGTTTTGCATTACGAGAAGTTGCCGAGAGCAACGTTCGAGAACTTTTCCCTTGACGAGTTTTCTTCGGTGCTCCTACGTCGAACACCGTCTTATTCATACCACCTTTAGAAGCCATAAGTTATCTCCTTAAAATCAAATAATACGAGTCTTTTCATGTCCCACCCGAATGCGAGGATCGCACCAGATATCAAAGCCTTTCTCAATAGCATCAAGACAGAATGAAACATCTTCTCCGCACATATCCTGAACTGCACCAGATTCAAAGACTTGCATCTTAGGAGCAAACCAAGGATACTCTAGATTTTCAAAAACACCCTTCTTAATGAGGACCCAACCAAATCCACTGTAATCAACTGTGAAAGGTTTCCGCCTCTTGCTAATTGATTCAACGGTTTCATGATTCATCACTCCACCATTCTTGCGGAAATCATCTTCCTCTAACCAATGTGCGACAGAGGTTGTGTGTCCGTCTTCCGTTGCATACCATCCACCAACAATCTCTTTGTCTTCTCCATCCTTATTCAGTGCTAAATCACAAAGTTGCCAGAACTTGTTTGTATCAAAGACAATATCCGAGTCAATCCATAGTTGATAGTCATATTGCAACTTACCATCCCAAGGAATTTGTTTTGGACCACGAAGAACATTTGCACCCAAACATTTGCACCGTGCAAAGTTAACCATTGATGAGTAGTCCTGAGAAATTTGAATACTCATTCCATTCTGTACAATATCAAAACAAAGTTGTACAAATGCTTTTAAAAAGATAAAAGAACATCCTCTGCCAGGTAAGCAGAAAACAATACTCTTTCCTTTCATTCTTTCCTTAATTGCATCATAGTCCCAATCCTCAGCAGTTTTCTGAGGTGCTGCTGCTTTTACTGTGAATCCTTTTGCCATAAGTTTTTACTAATTTTCAAATTAATTTTATCAGTTATATAGGGTTTTGTCAATGTGAAGAATTTAAGATTATTTCTTTGTTTATAGTTAATTCTTCATATGAAAGATCCTTTTCAGTATAATCAGTTTTTAACAAACCAATCATATTATTCAATGATTTCCAGGTAGCATCAAATTCCTCTTCTTTTAGAGAGTGAACTATACATATGTCTTTTGCGTATATATGATATATTTTTTCCATATTTTGTGAAAAATTTTTCCCAGAATTTTTTTAATAGTAACTTATTTTACTATCGCATTATATATCAGTATCACTGAGAATACAATAGGGATCCACACAATTTTAGGGTATTTTATTATCCAACCTGCAAGTATAACTCTCCAGAAGTTCCAATAGGGAATTCTTTTTCTGAAAGGGGTTTTATGACTTCTCATACTCAAGGGGAATTTTTTTTGATCTTTATATTTACAGGTCGATTTGTCACCTCTGTAGGTTAGGGTAGTATAGCGTTTTTAGCAACGCCCCCCGCACCGCAACGCCCGCAACGCCATAACACTGCTCACGGGGATATACTGCCAAACGTGACATAAGTGCCCCCCAGTGTTAACCAGGGAGCACTCAGTGAGTTACATTCAGACCTCGAAGACCTCCGCACAAGAGTTAATACCTTCTTGCTCAATATCAGAAACAAGTGTATCGAGAATGGTCAAGATTTCAGCACCGTTGTTACCTTGTGCAAGCAGACTAAGTGCAATCGAGAGAGACATGATAAAAAAGAAAAAGTAGTTAACTGTGTGTATGAGAGTGTATATTTAATGACCCCTACTCTCAGGGTCAGTGTAACTTAAGACCTAGAAGTCGAACACGTCAGAGTTAAGTTGAATCACGTTAACTTTAGGGTCTCGGAATGATACTCCGTCAGGTGTACTTAACTTGTTGAAACTAACTGCTTCCAGACAATCTAAGAAGGTTTCGTAATCACCTGCTTCCATCGCAAGGTGATACAGACCCTCATCATTGTTGATCCACAGAGCAACATTCCAGGTCTCGTAATTCTCCCACCCGTTGTAGGAGATATCAAGGACATTGGGTTGGTAGGAAGTAGTCATTTGTGGAGAAAAGTGTTAGTTAGTGAAGAACAGATATACTATCAGAAACCGTAGAATTGCTTTGACTTTGTATCAACAGCAACCGCACGGCAAATGTCATCATGGAACACATCTAAACAAATTTGATAATCCACCCACTGCCACATCATGTTGCGGATATTATCCTGCTCCGCAAAGTTGAGGATACTGTAAGCAAAACGATAGAAGTTGAGAATGTAATTTTCGGTGAGCATAGGGTCGATTTGGTTTGAATTGGATTGGTGTCTATACTATAGGGACACTTTGAAGGCCCCAGGAGTTACTATCACCGAAAGGCACCAAGTGATAGGAATGTCGAGGGAATCATCTTCTCAGAAACTCTCTTATCGTTGATCTGAAAAGTATAACGCAATTGACCTTTAACTGTCTTGAGTACCTTACAGGTCAG